AGTTCCACCATCAATTTTATATTCAACAGAACTATCAAGACCAGCATCATTCCAAGTTCCACCAACAGATGTTCCAGATGCTCTTACTTGCCAGTTATAAGTTGCATTATTTGTAATACCAAGAATTGAAAGTGCAGTTAGAATTACAATTGCATCCAATCTATTTGGTGTTGCTTTAAGGCGAATTGATATAACTGTATAATAAGTTCCTGCCGTTGTTAAATCGACTGGTGTTTGAACAGGTGTTCCAACTGCTTGCTGCAATCCACGAAGTTCATATCCACCTTCTGAAATTACAGTAGAACAAACTTGTTTCAGTGTGCTTGAACTTGTTGTAATTCCAGTATTTGCAATCTCATATCTCAAAGGTAATGATGCTGTTGTGATATAAGTTGTATTGATAAGATTTGCGTGATGAAATGAATGACAATGAATAAACTTACCATCAACTACAAATCCTAATCTTACGGTTCCAAGTCCTAACCATTCAATATCCATCCAAAGAATTTGTGCCTTACTAATATCTAATGTAACACCAGACGGATTTAAATGACCAGCACCAAGCATCGTATCAATGTTCCAATCTGCTTGTGCTTTTCTTGTTTCTGTTGCAATTCCAGTTACAAAAGTCCTCTCTACAAAATATAAATTACTTCCATCAAGTTCAAGATACATTCCATTGTCTGCACCAAAGTATCCTACTCTTTGACGAAGATTTGCTTTTGCTGGGTTCATTACAAATGTATTCAATACCTGTAATGATTTTCCTGGTTGATAAGAGAATACTTTTGTGGTTTCTCTAATGACTGATGCGGTACTTCCCACCCCAACAGTCATATTAATCAAACCTTGTGCCGTTACAAATCCAACTGTTGAACCAGTACCAACAACTAAACCACTCCAAAGATTATTATCTTTATATCTGTGAGATGAATCAAAGAGAGTGAGTGGAGTAGACATCCTCTGCCTACCAAATGCGTCAGTTGCTATTGGTGGTAGAGTAACTGGAAATGGATTTGCTGTGCTGACTGGTGAATTGTTGAGATTGATTGATACTTGCCCAGTTGTTCCAATACCTACTGGAAATCTATTAACTTCTGTTACTGATGAACCAGCACTAATGACTACTACATCTGCTGGTTGGGGAAGAGGATTATAAGACATATTAGATTAAGAACCAATTAGAACCATTGTAAAAATAAGTAAAACTTTGATGATTGATAGTCATAATAACTGAACTATCATTCTCTACACTTGTTCCAGCACCTGCCTGGACTGTTATATTGTATGTAGCAATCTTATTACCCTCGTCTTTTATGATGAGTTTTTTTCCATAAGAAGGAATTTGTGGCAATACAATTGTTACTGGAACATTTGCACTTACACCAATATAATCATCAACATTCGATGCCTGATAGTAAGTGGTAATACCAGAGATATTTACAATTGTTGTGCCACCAACATCATTTGGATCAACAAACTCTGCTTGATTTGTTGTGGAATTCCATTGTAAAAATTTATTATTATAAGCACCAGAATTAGTTGCGATGCCTACAATATCATCCAAGTATCTTAATCTGGTTTCGCCACCTCCACCAACTGTTGATAGTTGTTGTTGAATACGAGAAAGAAACAGTTTGTAATGTTTCTGTAAATCGTCAAGTGTTGCGAACTTTTGGTCTAATGGAGTTAATGGGTCTTGTTGAACTTTAACATCACTTGGTTCAGCAAGAAGACCTAATGATTTTTCAATCAGGTCTTCTTTGGGTTTTTCAAGTTCTTCTTTATATTCTTCCAAAACTTCAAGAACTTCATCCAAAGATTCTTCAATTACATCTTCAATTACTTGTTCTTGTTGTTTTGGTGTCTCAGAATATAACCAATCCTCAAATGCCTTTACAGTCTTTTGTTCTTGTATTTTTTTCTTTTTTATTTCTTTTTTACTTTCTTCAAGTTTTGACAAAAAAAGAGTTTCAAAGGAGTCCCCAACTAAAGACTCCTTTTTTTCTTTTTCTATTTTTTTGCCAATACTAATGGTTTGAAAAAAATCATTTACAGAGTCTCCTACAGTCTCTTGCAATTCTTTTTTTCTTTTTTGTTTTCCCGAACTAATAATATTAAAAAAATCAGATAAATCTTTTGAATTATCTTCAAAATTCACTTATTATTGCTCCTCATCTTCTAAATTAAACATTGTTGCGGTGACTTCTGGTCTTACCGAATTGATTTTTTCTGAAGCTTTTGAGAAAAGAATTTCTTTAATCTTATCAGAAACATCTGATGGTGATGATTCACCAGCAATCATATCTACTAATTCTTCCATAACTATGCAAAATTAACTATTTTTATTTATATCTCTCCCTGACTACCCAATTCAACTCCTGTTTGGGCATCAGTGAGTCCACCTTCTTGTGGTATATTTCCAAAATTATTTGAAGATGGTTGTCCATTAGGCATACCCATCATAGGATTCATTGCTAAAGATGGGTCAGGAATAATTCCATCTTTAATTTCTTTTTTAATTTGCTTGTCAATTTCTAAAATTTCACTATCAGTTTGACCAAGTATCTTTGACCTTACATATTGTGATGAAAAATAACGACCAACATATGGTTCCATTGCTGCAACAACACCCAACTTATCGTTCATTAATTCATTTTTCTTCAAATCTGAAAAATGATTATCATAAACATAGTCAAATTGAATGTGGTCACTTAAGGTTTTCCAATCTTCTGGTGTTACAATATTCTTAAGAATTAACTGAGTTTTCAACATATCAATAAAGATTTGAGAAAATCTTTTTCTCAGTCTTCCGACAAATCTTGTGAATTTTAATTCATCTCTAAGAATTTCTGATGAACGTCCAAGATTAAATCCTCCACCGGCATCAAGACGAGTTGGGGGAACACCTAAAGAATCATAAAGTTTTTTCTGGAAATATTCAATATCAGCAAGTTCTCCAAGATTCTGACCACCAGGAAGAGTTGTGATTTCAGTTCCTCTGCCACCTTCTCTTCTTGGAAGCCAAAAATCTTCAAGCATTGCCATATATTTTCGGTCATCTTTAATTTCACCAGTATCTGCATTGTATACTAACTTGTTACGATAACGATTCATCACATCACGGAGATATTGCTCTGCCTTGATTTTTGGCAGATTGCCAACATCAATATAAAAAATTCTTCTTTCTGGAGCACGAGATAGTCTATAAATTACAAGACTATCTTCAATCATTCTTAATTGATTGAGTGATTTGATTGCTTTATGTAAAAATGATAATACGGTTTGTTTGTTACGATCAACTAAACCAGAAGTTATGTAAGTAATAGCATCTTTTGCAATTTTTACACTATTAACATCTGATGACTTATATGTTGCATTTTGAGAAGACCCAACATTTGGATCGTAAATATAGTACTCTTCGAGATCTTGTGTTGAAAAATCAATTTTATTTTTTCCATTTACAAATTGTCTATAATCAACACCAAAAGCATCATTATTCCCTTTTTTTAATTTCCTTACATATTTAATTTTAAGGGCATCAACATATCTAATTTCTTTTATGCCTTCATTTGGTTTTTTTAAATCAATCACTTTATGATAATAAATTCTTCCATCAACATACCAATTTCTAAAGATTTCGTGGCACTTTTTATCAAAGTCCATAATCTCTTTAATATACTTAAATTCTTCTCTGATAATATCTTTTAATTTATCAGATGCTGGAAGATTTGAAAGTTCTATTTCTACAGGAGAATCATTAAGGTCGGAAACTATTGCTTCGTTTACAATATCTTCAATTGCACTATCACATTCTGGATGCAAAGACATCTCACGATATCTTCTAATCAAATCTGCTTCAGTCTTATAAACACCTTCAATATCTACATATTGTCCATAAAAACCACTAGAAATATAAAAATCGGATTTATCTTCCTCATTACGAGGAATGGGAGACATAATCCCTTTAGAATTATTGTCTCCCGTATCCTTTATTTTAAATCCAAATAATTTAGCCATAGTAATAATTGAGTCTATATCTATTATTTAGATAGTTCAGAAAATTCCAGTGCTTACTGAAGTGGAGTTAAATTCTTCTTGATTTCCAGATCCAAGAATACTATCTTGAGTTTCTCCGTCAAGGGCATCCCACCACTGAACCTGTAAATCTACAGTAAACTCTTGAATTACATCTGTTGAATCATAAGACAAATCAATTGCACTAATTGAAGTTGGAAATGTCCCATAAAATTCATATGACTTTAAATGCGGAATTT